ATTATTTGTATAGGCTCCTGCATCCTGAATCCGGCTAACATAATAGTAGTTAAGAAAGTTTCCGGCTTCTGTGCTTCCGGGAGTTAAATATAAAGTGATTGTAATTTTATCTATAAATCTTTGTACAAAATATTGTGTTGGAGTTCCTTCTTGTGTTTTAGAAGATAGACCTTGATAAGTTGATCTATTAATTTTAGTTAAAGAAAAATCAACTCCAGAAGAATTTCTATAAACTGCTTCTAAAATATCATCAACACCATATACTGCTGTTGCATCTGAAGTACCATCTGCTGTTGATCTGTACATTGTATAAGTTGATTGACCATCAACTAATGTAATAGAATTATTTTTTACTTCCCAAAAATGTAAACCTCTATTGCCCCATTCTTGAAACATAATATTTAAAGAACGTCTAGCTGTTTTTATATTATTACCTGTATAATCAAACATGCCTAATCTTTCATAGGCTTCAGTAATTACATCATCAATATAAAAACTTGATTCAAAAGTTGTTGTTCCAGAAGTTGCCATTTAGAGCACCTATTATTTATCAATCAATACAGTTGCTTTCGCACTTGTAATTGCACTGCAAGTCATTCCACTTTCAAACAAGATACCATCTTCAGGAAGATTAAATGAAAATACATCTCCTGGAGGAACATCTGCTGTAAACTGAGTTCCATTTATATCTTGTAAAGTTACAGATCCAACAACCGTTGTACTATTAGCAGATAGAATAATTCCTCTTAATCTAGTTCTGCCACCAAATACTTGGGCTGCTGATGTAATTTGGACTGCTTTTACGTCGCCTTTACTTGCCATAATTTTTCTCCTTAAAATTTATTTAAAGGAGCCCCGAAGGGCTCCATAATTTATTAACTTGCTGTAATGTTAGTGCCAGTAATTATTTGTTTCCAATTTGAACCATCAGAAAATGCATAAGTTGCAGCTCCTGTGTATCCATTAGCAACATAAATCATAACACCTTCATTATTAACTGCGCTTAAAGTTTCACCGGCTCTTGTGCCAGATGCAATAGTAACAGTTGAAGTATTTGAACCAACAGTCCAAGCAACGCCACCACCTTGTTGAGTGTCATTAGCTCTTGTTGGAGTATTATTATTTGCTCCACCAATGAAACCGTTTAGGGCAACGACTGGACCGTTAAATGTAGTTTGTGCCATAGTATTATTCTCCTAGTTATTTCTACATAGTCTCTAGGCCGTCGACTATACGCGTCTATGCAGAATTAATTTATGTATAGTGATTAATTTATATACTAGATTTTTAAAAAGTGCAAGAAATCCCTAGGAGAAAAAGTCGTTTTTGACGATGTCCGAGTCTTAATTAACCAGCGAAAAGATGTACTTCGTAATCTTTGTCGTTAGTATGGACTTCTGCTTCTTGTTTTCTAATGATAGATCTAATTACTTGTTTAATCTCATCACCTAAAACAGACATCTCAGCAGTTATTTGTCCTCGATTTTCAAGAAACAACTCGTTCCATCTAGATTCGAGTTTCAGTTTCTTCGCGAACAATATCATGTTGTCCTGAGCCATTTTTAACCTCCTCATAGGTTATGTAAAAATCATTTCCAGCACCATTATACTGTAAATCATTTTGTTCCCATTTTATATCAGATTTTCCTAAGAAGTCAATAATGGGTTTATTTAGCTCATCCGCATCATTTATTTCTTTATCACTTTCGATTTCAAATTGTGTTTGAATATATTTTGTAAAGATTTTTACTACATATTTATATTGAGTCATTTTTTCTTTCTATATTTAAAATGAGGCGGGATTGTGTCCCGCCTCAAATATTTAATTATTATGCACCTGGTGATGCAAAAATACCTCTAAAGTCAGAAACTCCAAAAGAGTATCTTTCTCTAGCTTTGTATCTTACGTTACCAGTATCGAAGTCACCTTCCATAGAAGTTTTGATAGGTGATCTATCAAAATACTTCATACCATTAGGCACGTCAGTGATAATGAAGAACGCATCTGGATCTGTTAAGAAATTGTTCACTCTGTAACCTTGAGGAACCATTCCCATAGAAACGATTGCGTTGATATCATTATCAGCAGTTCCAACTCTACCTTGAGATTTCATCAATCTCTCAGCAGTAAATTGAAGCTCAGAAGGAACGATCATTTTCACTCCTCTAGCAGCAATTTTTAGACCTCTTTCGTCAGTCATTGAAGCAATGTCAATTAAAGACTGTTCCAATGAAGTTTCGTTAAGGTCCGCAGCTGTAGCCAATGTGTTAGATACAGTTCCACTTATAGTTGGGTGTGATGTGCTGAATAATGCAGAACCATCCCCTGAAGTGAAAGTACCGAAACCATTAACTAATGGTTGTACCGCTTTAACTTGTTTAGTGTTTGCCATAGATCTAGCTAATGCTTTAGTGTATCTGCTAGCAAGTCTGTCATACAAGTTGTCCTCAATTGCTTCTTCAGTAATTGCGAAAGCAAGAGCTACAGTTTCATGTGTATATCTTGCAGTGTAAGTTTCTTGAGCGTTATCAAATGTAACACCAGAACCTTCCGCTTTTACTTGAGCTTGAGCAAAACCTGATAACATAACTTCTTCTTCAAACGCTCTGTCTGAAGATTCGCTAGTGTAGATTTCAGCATGCTGATTCTCATAACGTTTATATTCCAAGCCGAATAGAGCATTCAAACCTGGTTCTAGTTCTTTAACTAGTTGTCCTCTACTTATTGCCATAGTTATTCTCCTCTATTATACGCCGTTAGCAGAATTTAGAAAATGCTCGTTGATATTAACAACAACATTAACATTAGCCGAAGCCGTGTCGTTATTGTCGATATCTTTAGAGATTCCTAAGATTCTAAGTTGAGCAGAAGCAGCTGAAGTCATAGTTCCAGATATTTCCGCTTTTGATACATAGTTAGCAGAATCACCAGCAGTGTACGCAATATCAGCTACTAAGAAAATATTTGCACCTGTAACTGAACCCGCAGATTGTATTTCAAATCTTTCATACGGATCGTCAGAAACGAATGCAACTACATCAGTAGCGGCGTTATTTGCTTCATAGTGATTAGACCATGTAGGTTTTTTTGTTGATAGATCAGTATAGTAAATACCATTAAGCGATCCCAATAATAAATCACCGGCACCAGCTACAGTTATTCCACCATCAGCCACTGCTTTTACAGGGTCTTGGAAATAAATTGTACTAGTAGTCGTGTTTATATTGTACTCACTTAAACCTTGGTTGTCTCTATTCTGACCTACTTTTCCAATCGGTCTTAGACCGAATGCAGCATCTTTATTTGCCATAGTAGTTGTCCTCCTTAGACATTGTTAGTTTAAGTGTACTCTGTTGGTTTTAGAAATTCTATAATTAGGATTTCTTAGTACCACCAAAAGTTACACGAGTTTGTCTATCAATATTGATAGGCATACTTGGGTGCTGCTCCTTCATAAGATCGTTATCTACTGCATCAACATTGTCTTGAGCCTGTTTAGTGTAGTACTCATTACGTTGATCCGCAATCTCTTCCGGTACCCTTGCCAGCACAAGGCCACCAACTCCGATCACTCCCTTATATTTGCCGTCTTCAACAATTGGATAATCTGTATCTGGATATTCATCAGATCTAACTAATTCATATCCTGATCTAAGTCTTCCCGCGATATTCTTAGTATCTTGGAAACCCATAGTTTCTACTCTTATCCATCTATGTCTAAAACCTGTTGGCGCAGGGGGTGCATCTAAACTTGATGGTGGAGTCCAAACTTTTTTTCGAGATTCTTTTTCTCTAGTCTGACTCGCACGCGAGGTTCTTGTATCGTTATTATCTTCCATATGCTTATACCTCCTTCGTGATATTTAGTTGTTTCGCATACTCTTCGAGTGGCACACCTAATTTTTTAGCTATTGCTACTTGTGATGGTGTGAGCCTCACAGTTTTGCGACCAGATTTTGTACTTCTTTTTGCAGATGCAACTGTCTGTACCGGCTTGGCCGTTTCCTTAATCTCATTTGTAGCAAATTTATTAGGAAATTCAAGTCTTATTCTTCTATCAATTTCAGAATAATATTCATCACTTGATGGGTCAAAACCTTCCTGTTCCGTCAATTTCTTATGTAAATCAAAAGCAGTATAAGTCATTGCTGCATCCTGACCAAACCATGAATTCTTTTCAGCCCATGATTCAGCTTTAGGATCCGGTGTTCCTCTACTAACTTCTTGTCTATTTAAATTGATTTCAGGAGTTTTAACTTGCATTTCTCTTTGCTTGTTAAACTCTTCCTGCTCAGCTTTTGCTTCAATAAATCTAGCTTGTTTATAAGCATATTCAGAGATTAAAGATTGAGCTTCTACTTCAGCATTAATATCTCCAGCTTCTCTTGCTGCAGCTAATTTTGCTTTAGCAGATTCTAAACCAGATTTAATTCCTTCTTCAGTAGTTTTTAAGAAACTTGGTTCAATCTTAGAAAGTTTTAATTCTGCTTTTTCTTTTTCAGTTAAAACTGATTTAGCATAATATAAAGCTTCATCTTTTTGTCTCTCAGCTTCTCTCCATTTTTTAGTAAGTTTAGCTATTCTTTTTTGAACACTTTCAGAATAGTCTTTTAACTCATCATCTTTTGGAGCTTCTTCTTTGGCTTCAACGTTTATTTGTTCTTTTGGTTCTTCAACAACTTCAGTTGTTTCTTCAGTTGCTGTTTCAATTTCTGGTGTTTCAGTTTCTTTAGAATCATTTTCTAATTCTATTTCAGTATCTGGTCCAGATGTATCGATATCGACAGTTTTATTTTCTTGCGTATCGGGCATAGTTTCCTCCTAGCGTTACTATGTTTAATATTGATGAAGTATATCTTCGGGATTGTCGATGGTTGCTAAAACTTCATCGTCATTTAGCAATCTTACTTCCCCGCCATCGATCTGGATTCTTGATCCAGCGTATCTTGCGAAAATTACCCAGTCACCTTTTTTACACCAAGGTCCTTCAGGAAATTTTTCTTTATCATAACAATGTGGACCCATAGCAAGAACTAGACCACAAGTTGATCCAACTTGTTGTCTCTCTAAAGTTTCTTGTCCAAGATATAATCCACCTTTAGTTTTTTCCTTAAGCTTAAATGGAAGAACAACCATTCTCCATCCAGTAGGTTGAGGTAATTTATTTGATTCTTTTGTTTTTAAACGCTCATAACCATCAACTTCTTTTTGATGATCTTCTGCGTATTTATCTAGTAATGCTGATTTAACTTCTGGTTTCGAAGTCGACGATGTTTTCTGCTCTTTCAGTTTCATTTTTTTGCTCCTTAGGTTTTAGCAGGTTAGAGATTTCCTGTGATATTCTTAAATAGGCATGTGCCTGTCCCATCATATACTTGTATTTTTCCATATTGTCAATACCACCAGCAATCATGGCATCTCCAATATTTTGATATGATTCTTTTAAATGTTTTTGTACTTTATTCAATATAGTTAGTTCTTCATTTAACATCAGCTATTTTACCTTTATTACTACCTTTCTTTAACACATATTTTTGTGTTCCATTTGCACCAGTCTCAACTTCTTTTTTAAGATTTCGAAACAAGTCTAATTGTTTATCTTTTAGTTTTTTTTCTTCTAGAAAAGATTCTAATTTTTTTGAGTCTCTCATATATACTAGGTATAATCTTATCAAATAAAAAGTCAAGTTTGCCTAGAACTTTGTACATAAATTTATCGAACATTAGCAATTCCACTTTCTAAGTGACTTATTGATCCTTGAATCCGGATCCCTTGCTGTTTTAGCTGAAGTTAATCTCTTCTTCATTCCGGACATTCTCGCGCAGAAGCTCTTTCTACGTTTTGCAGCTTTAGAACCTGCTTTTAATTTTGATGGTTTAGTAGTAACTGCTGTTTTTAATTTTGATCCCGGATTCGCTGCTCTATAAGATGCAACGCCTTTTCGGTTCAGGCCTCCGGATGCAGACTTACCTTCTTTTCTTTGCCATGCAGGAGATTTACTTCCTCTAGCTAATT